GTAGGCATTATCTGCGTCTCTGTACTGTGAGTGATGATTGCATCGAGCGTGACGTTTTGCTGTTCGGGTCGCGCATCTCTGCCGCTATTAAATCACGCGCTTGTTGAATAATCAAAATACGCTCACCATCGGGCATGGTTTTTTCTTCGACGCTATCAATACGGCCTGTGGTTTGATTAACAATCGTTATCTTAGAGTCACCGCCACCCAATTTATGATTAGGCGTTACATGAGCATTACCGCCCATTGTGATTACCTCCGCGCCACGCTCCCCCACAAGATAGCTTTTGCCGCCTTGCACGTCGCCACCCATTGCCCGTGCGCCTGATATTTGCTGATTCTGAATAGCTGCGATTTGCACTGCTCCTGCTACACCTGCCGTTGCCGCCAATGCCAAACCAAGTGGATATGGCTGTACTGCCAAGGCGTTGGTGATAGCTGTGGCTGTATTAACAAACGCCTGAGCCAATGCAGCGGCCTTGCCAATCTCAAATAGCTTTCTATTTTCGGATTGCATCAAAGTGGCGATATTGCCGAACCCTTGCGACAGTACGCCTAGTTTTTGCACTTCAAGTTGTCGTTTTTCATCAATGACTTGACGTTCATTTTTCTTAGATAAAACACGCGCCTCATCTTTAGAGATTTTTTCGCGGCCTAATGCTTCATCAATAATAGCCTGTCTTGATCTATACCCCTGCGCGATAACTTCGTTTTCAGTGGCATATTGTGCGCGTAAAGCATCCAACTCTTGCGCCTGACCTGCCATAAAGCTATCAACTTCGGTTTGTTGCGCAGCAAGGTCTTTTTCGGCTTGTAGTGCGTCAATCTTCGATGCCTGAATCCGTAATAGCTCTTTTTCGGCAGGCAATAACTTACTTAAATTTGTGTTTTTAAGGTCAAAGTTAATTTTTGCGAGTTCAGTATCTTGACCCCATAAATCAATTCTTTCTTTTTGAGAGAGTATTAAACCTTCATACTGGCTTTGTAGTGATTTAGCGGCATTTGCTGCATCCTCTGCTGCTTTCTTAGCGATTTTGTCGGCTTCGGCTTTCTTGCGTGAAGCTTCTAGCATTGCCTTAGCCACACCTGATTCGGCAGGATTAGCAAGCAAATCATCAACTGTACGATTAAATGTAGCCGTTTCAATTGCAGACTCTAATGTCTTTTTTTGTGCTATTAGTTTGTCAAGGTCGCTTTGAATAGAAGCTTTTATTCTTTCATTCGACGATAAAGACGCTGACCTTGAGCTTTCCATTGTCGATTGAATTTGAGACTCAACAACGCTTAAACTTTTAGCAAGAATCTGTAGCTCATCATCGCTAACAGTTAAGTTTTTATTGATTTTATCAATGGCTTCTTTTGATTTATCCGCTGCTTTTTCTGCGTTATCGCCAAAAACAAACCATGCTGTGGCGGCAATGCCCAACAAAGTTATTGCCGCACCCAATGGCCCACCCAAACCCGCAACAATTCCAGTTGCCGCTCTATTTGCCACATTTGCCGCGTTAGTCGCTGCGGCTAATTCTGCTTGTGCGATAGTTTGTGCTGTTGTTGCCACTGTGTTCGCTTCTGCGGCAAGCGTTGCTCGAGATACTGCTGCGGCCTCAGTATTTGCAGAAACGACAACGGCTTGTTGTGCTAACGCAACTCTATCAAGTGCTATTTGACGTTGTAACTCTGCGGCTGTTGCGTATTGCGTACCTGCCGCTAACCGTGCATCCATCGCGGCGCGTTCTGCGTCTGCTACTGTCGCATTGAGTGTTGCTAATACTGTCGCTGACGTTGCTCTTGCGCGGCCTAATTCCTCAAGTGCTAAAACCTTTTCGGCGGCTGCTCGTCTAACCGCTACGCCTGTCGCTGCATTGTTTGCTGTTGTGAGTGCTAACGTTTCAAGTCTTAATGCTTCTTCGGCTGCCAGTGTTTTTAATGTCGCGGCAAGCGATAAAGCCATGCCTGAAACAAAACCTGTTAGCTTTATTCCTGCAAAAACCAAGGCCGCTTTATATGCGTATCCAAAAGCATCGCCGATTAGTTTGGCGTTTTCGTCAATGTCTAAAGAATCCATAAAATCGGACGCTTTCGACATAATACTGACGAATCCTTTGCTTGATTCTGTCGATTCGTTAATTTTGCCTGCGAATACAATCGCGCTGTTTTTTAAGTCAGTAAATCCTTGCCCAATTGTTGACTCTGTTTTTGCAAACGCCTTGTCAACTTCAACCGATTGCTCTTTTAGTGCTTGTACTAAAATTTCTGAACTCAAAGCCCCTTCCGACCCTAATTTTCGCAATTCGCCCTTTGTTACATCTAATGCACGAGCTAAAGCGTCAAGAACTGCGGGCGCATTTTCTGCCATTGCATTAAATTCATCGCCGCGCAATGCACCAGCTCCCATAGCTTGGCTAAATTGTCTGATTGATGTCTCTGCTTCTTGAGTTGTTGCTCCCCCTAACGCTAATGCTTTGTTGAATGTTTCAGTAACGCGACTAACATCAGATACTGACAATCCCAACCTGCCAGCATTTTGAGCAACTTTGAAATATAAATCACCAGTCGCGCCTAGTGCTTGTCGCGAGTTTTGGGCAATATCAATAACGTTTTGAGTGGCTTGTCCAAGTGCTTCGGTCGAATCGGTGACAAGTTTTAAGCGGTTTTGTAGGTTTGTATAAGCGTCTGCATATTCAATTATTTTAGACACGGCAAAGGCTGACGCAAGCATCGAAGCCATGCGGCCTAGTGCATTCTCTGCTTTGTTTCCCGCTTGCTGTAAACGACCTAGCGCACGTTCACCATCACGCAAACGGCGCGTATCAACCCCTAGCCCAATCATCAAAAGGTCAATTACTGCCATTTTTTACCTCACTTTAGCGATTGAGCGTAGCGCGTTTTTAATGTTCATTGATACTGCTTTTCGTCTATCTTCTGTCATTGTAGGCTGACATGGCATAGGGCAATCATTGGTCGTTGCCTCATTGCTGATTTCAGCATAACAGGCTGATAATAGCATAATTGTGCTGGCTTCCCACGAATCTAAATCATAGCCAACAAAATCAGACCATGCCTTTAATTCAGACCATGACAAACGCCTTGCAACGCCTTCACTATAAGAGATTGTACCAGCTTCGTGTAATAATTCGATAAGATAAAGCCCGTGTTTTACATCGGGCATAAAAGGGATGGACTGAGGATTATTAGACTTGAATTTAGACAGGCGCGAAACGGTGTTATGCTCTTTCGCGCCCTTAGTTTGTGGGCAACTATTCCACCACGCTTGTTGTTTAGCGTAGAGTTTTAGTTGCTCTACGCACTCATAAAAAAATTAGCACGGTCACCAATAGCATTATCAATCTGCTCACGAATCCAGTTGTATTTCGTGTAAATATAGACGGCATTGGCTGTAGAGAATGGCAGTTCTTTGCCGCCTTCGGTGATACCTGTCCATCCAGTCGTACACTTAGCCAACAACTCGACCGCCTCTTTATCGTTAGCAATAAAGTCAACATCGGCAGACTTGCGCGACATTTGTGCCTTGGCACGTTCTTTAATCGCATTCTTAAACGTTGCAGAATCGTGGCCGCTAACACTGATAGTCATGCCTTCTAGCTCGTTTTTACTAACAGGGTGCTTTAGTGTAATAGCGGCATTATCGGACGGTAAAAGGTTTAATAAATCCATGGTATTCTCTTATTGTTAGCCCCTAATTAAAGGGGCTTGGTCTGATTAAGGTAATGCTACTTGGATAATATCGGTGTTAATCTCTAAATTAATAGAGCCTGATAAAATCTGGTCAACGCTACCAGCATTCGTTTTAAACGACATAACCAACGCGCTAAAATAGTCTTTTGACCCGTCTTGATAAGTGATGCGGATAGCTTTGTTAGCATCGGATGCAACGGCAGTCTGTACAATTACTTGACCCGCATCGTCACGGTCAATTGCTAACTGTAGAGCCATCGTGCCATCATTAAACGAACCTTTGCGCTTAATCGTGCGGCGTGATGCCACTGGATTATGCGTAACTGTTGCATACTCACGGCCAAACTCGCCCAAGTCTGTGATTTCGCCAATAGTTGTAAATGTTAATGCTGCATAACCTGCCGCATCGTCGGTAGCGGGCAAAGTGGCACTAATGCCAATGGTTGCGCCTGCGGTTGTTTGTACTAAAGCTGCTGTCATTTCGATTACCCCGTAATCTGTTGATAAGAAATTGAGACAGGCAAATGATACCACCCGTCAACAGAAAAACCACTGTTGACGCTACCTTGCTTGTCTATGCGTACATTGTTTGATAATAACGTATTCCGTGCAAATGCGCTTAAAATTAAATCGGCAATCTGAGCCGCTCTAATTGTGCCTGTGCCGTCTTTAACATAAACAGAACACTGCAAAATACCAGTTGTTTGATTAGTGGTGGCAATGCCGATAGGCTGTGTGC